GACGAACTGTTCGTTGAAACTAAGATGAAGTCTGCAACTTCTACGGTGACCGATGATTCGCCGCCATGGAAGGAAGACAGTGACGATGACACGATGAGTTACTTCTCGAGTCTCGCTGACGACTAAAATGAAAAGGGGGACTTAATTGTCCCCCTTTTTTTATCCGAAAGATCTTTTATTCTGGAACCTTTGCCAACTACTGTCTTCAGTTCTGACCGTATCCATCGGTAGAGATCCGCTACCATTATTTTGTTGCGGTGCAGCAGGTTGTTGAATTACAGTTGGTGGTGGAACATTAATAACTGGCGCAGTATCTTCTCTAGCACTATCTGTCATTTCTTTTAAATTCGCCGCAGCAGTATTATTCCCAGTTTCCAAATTGCTCTTGGTAATTTGATTAGTTTTAATTGAACCTGCTGTATTAGGTGTGAATAATTCTGGTCCATTTTCACCAACCAGATATGAACCCTTGGCAGATACTGGACCACCTTCTGCTCTCGCTCCGTCGACGGATTCAGTTGAACCCTCTGTTGAGTCTTCATTACCTGCTCTGGAAATATCTCTTGCTGCAAGACCAGCGTCAATTGCAAATGACGCAGCAGTTCCCGCTCCAGGAACAGTAGAGGCGACACCCGACGCTACTTCACCTGCAGCGCCAACGAAGTCTCCTTGTAGTGCACGCATGGCACCAAACCCAAGACCAGCAATTGCACCAATAATTGGAATCTTTTTCAGTAGAGATTTACCAACTGCCTTTGCGCCTATTTTAGCAGCACCCTTTGTAGCAATCTTGCCACCAACTTTAGACATTCCCTTTTCTGCGACCTTGCTGATAGCACCTTTTGCTTTACTGAGCATGCCCATACCACTCTCAGCAATTTTACCAGCGGTGGCACCCTTTGCGGTGTTTTTGCCGATAAATTGAGATGCTTTATTAAACATCCCTTTACCGCTTTCACTAACTCCCGCAATACGATCTCGCATCACTTTACCAATTCGAGACTGCTTAGCAGCACCAGCAAGAGGTCTACCATTCTTGTCTAATAATTGTTCTGCTCGTAAACCTCTGTTTTTAACAAGGTCAGTCGCCTTTGTTCTCAGAGTATTTGCAGTTCCCCTTACTCGATCAACAGCACCATCTACTGCATTGGTGCCTCTCTCGAATACACCACCTGCTTTTGCACCAAAGTTGGAGAGACGACTAGAGTATCTTTGATTTTCTAGTTTTTTAAATAGACCCTGACCGCCAGCTTTGAACCCAGCATACCCAGCAGCGATCCCGCCAAACAGAGATCCTCCACCTTCATCTTGCTCACCGTTACCAGTTGTAGGAGTTTCTGGTGTGACTCTAGTGTTTGCAGATTCTGTTCCGCCGATAACTACTTTCGGGGTAGATTGTTCTTTCGCTTCTACTGTTGCAGATGCCTTTTCGGCGTTTTGTTTATCAATATTTTCAGCACGTTTTTGGGCGTCTGCAGATGCTTGTTCTGCTTCTGCCTGTGCTATTTTGTTGCGAGTCATTACATCTTTTACGCTGGAACTTGGGTCTAACTGTTTTTTGCCAGAAGGTGCAACACCAGCACGTTTGAATAACTTATCTTTAATCTCTGTGATGAGTTGTTTGATTTCAGTTAAGATAGATGCAACATCATTCTTATCTCCTACTACAACTCCACCTTTTGCAGATTGAATCTTTACCTTTGGTTGTATAGATTCTTTGTGTTTTGCTTCCAGAGTTTTATTAATCTCTTCCATTGAAACAGGTTTACCATCTTTTCTATACGAGAAATCTTTCTCGGAAGATGGTTTGATGCCTTGCTGCTCTAAAATCTTCTTTTGTTCTTCAGTAAGATTTACCATTTTATCTACAGATGTAAATTCTGCAACAGATTGACTTGCAGACTGATTCGTTTCTGTTGCGGTGTCATTTGACGAAGACTGACTGGTCGTCGTTGACTTATTAACGTCATTGGCAGACTGATTGGTCGTCGTTGACTTATTAACGTCATTGGTTGACTGACTGGTCGTCGTTGAATTATTATTGGTAGACTTATTGGTTTCTGTTTTGCTACCGATTGCCTCAGAAAACATTTTCTTTAAACGTTCTACTTCTGAAAGTCTTTCATTCGATTGATTGGTTTCATTACGAATTTCTTCGCGACGGGATTCTTGAGATTTGAATATGCTCCCAAGAACTCCGCTCTGCGGCGTCAATCCTTTCTTGAATCCGCCCATGAATTCGCTGCCAGCGTTTTTGAAACCTTCTCTGAATCCTTTAGTTGGCGTGCCTTCTCTTCCAGGTTCTTTTGAGTTTCCAAACAATTCTTGTTTCAGACGATTGACGAATGTGTCGTCTTTACCTTCTAGTGTTAAACCTTCTGCCTTGAAGCGTTCGCCTAGAGCTTGCTGTTGTAACTCTTTACCAATTTCACCAAGTTGTCCTGGACCACCACTTTCGCTTCTAGCAATCATTTTTGATGCAAGGTCATTGATGTCTTTGAGTGATTTCTTAAACTCGTCGACCGTCTTGAATTGCAATTTTGTAATTGCATCCAACGTATCCTCCATGAGTTTCTTGTCTTGGGATTCCATTGTGCGGATTACATCAGATGTATTCCTTTCGATAGATTGAATAAAACTATTTACCAATCTTGCAGATGCTTCCTTATCAGCAGGTCTATTCTTATTAAGATCTAGAACCTTGCGAACTTCAGAGAACAATTTGTCCTTTTCTTCAGATTGCATTGGTTTTTCACCAGAACTCGAAGTGTTCTTGGCGGTTTCTATTACCCTCGCAAATCTTTCTGATGCGGACTTGGTTTCCATTATTGTTGCTGCCTTTGCTTATCTGCTTTTTCTTTTAAGTGCATTGCCAATAAACCAACATAAACTTCCCTTTCCCAAGGAATCATATTTTCAAGTTCACTTAACGAATATTTATGTTCGTGCATTAAAATAAAGTTGGTCTTATAATGATTCCTCATGTTGTCATGAGAAAGGGTTATTCGAAAAAACTTTCTACACCGTCGAGGAAAATTACATTATTTGTTGAACAGTTCGAGCAATCGTACTCAATCTTATGTTCGACTCTGGGCATAGAAAGAAAGAATTCTGTAATCTTCTTAAACTGTGAAGAGGTTAGATTGTCAACAAATTGCTCTACGTCTTTTCGTTGAATATCTTTAGTTGTGAAGACTTCATCTGTAGTGTAGACACTATCGATGCAAGAAACTACTAAATCATATGTTACGGAATCGCCTCCCATATCGATCGAAGTTGGATACCGCATAATAACCCCAAGACCGTTTCCGAAATCGATTTTATTTGTATGACCCTCGGTAATGGTGGGTTTAATTGTTGTCAAGTCAAGTTCCGCTGCAGTCTTATGACCGCACTCACCACATACCAAATTAAACTCGGTAATCTGACCAATAGATTCAGAGCGAAGTTTAATGAAGATATTTTGGAGTTCAAAGAACGGGAGATCTTTGCCTACCAATTTACCGAAACTACAAACGTCGACAATTTCTTGCATCACGTTTAACATTTCAGATTGATCTTCAGATTCTGATGCCATGATCAGCAACTTTTCTTCTCTAACTAAGAATGGTCTGAATTTAACTCGCTCTTTACTTCCAATCATTTCAACGTAAAACGTTGGTGTTTCCATAACAGGTAACATAATATTCTCCTAATAATTTATCCGAGGGGTTGCCCTCTGTCCGCATATGTATCGCCAGCCAGTCCACCAAGCACATTTTCCATTCTTGATCCGACATTTTGCTGCAGTCTCCAATTTCTAAATGTAAAGGTTATTGGCAGTCTAACGAATTGTGTATTGGACCATGCTAATGAAACAGGTGCCATTGCTCTAGGCCATGCTTCTTCCATGATCCATGTTTGTGTTACTTGGTCGTTTTGATCCAGTGAATTTAAAACGATTTGACACGTATAATCCTCATAATATCCAACATATCGTTTCTCAGGATTTACGATCTTGCGCATCCATGTGTCGAAGTATTTCTTTACTTTCCAGTCTTTATCACAAAGGAAAGTAAATGTTGCAGATTCGCCAGTATAGTCTAGAAAAGTTGCTCGATTCTCGACACGGTTATTATACTTGAATGGTTTTGAACCCATCACTAATCCAGGAAAGATTGCTTCTTCGCACATTAGTGATGTATAAGCAGTGTTATTATTTTCGGGAGTGTTTTTCTGTCCCAGAAGAAATTCTGATGCTTCTGGAACTCCAGGAATATTTAGAAGTGCATTGGTAATGCTATTTTCCAAACCATTCATACATTTCGGTGTGCCGAGAATTACTTCGAATCTGTGTGAACGTGCTAAGTCCTTTGCACCCACTTCTGCGAGAAATTCTTGTATCCCGTTGCCTGCCGCTGCCATTAGTATTTACTCCTCGAGTCTCTGAATACTTCTTCTTTTGTTTTTTTCTGGAATGCTTCAAGGGGTAAAAATATGGCACTTTTCCAGTCGATGGGATTTATCTTCATAAATCTTGATTGCACATGAGTTGTCAAATAATGCTTGATGCAAGGTTTAACCTCATTTGCAGTGCTAATGCTCTGTAACATTTGATACGACATTTGAATTTTGGTAGTGGGACTAAATGTTTTTGAATTTGTGTAATCAAGCAACTCGCCTAGAATCTTTCCTCTTACCAGATATGGTGCGTAGTGCAGATTGATACCATAAAACCCTCCAGGTGCTGGACCGAATGGCAGCACTAACGGGAAGGCATCATAGAATGGTAATTCGTTTTTCCATTTTGGATCGTAATAGTACATATACATCGAACCGATTTCGATGTTTGACTTTAGTTCTCCAATATCAGATTGCATTGCTGTATTCGGCGATAAACTCGCGCCGACTAATTTTTGAGCATTGCGCATATACCACCAGATAGACTTTTGTCCATCCCCAGCTTTAGCACGAAGGTTTTCGAAAGGATTTGCCATAATAACTATTTATTCGTTATTCCCAATTCTTTTTCAGTTAATATCAGGAATTTCCATTTTCTATCTAAACAGAATTCAGTTGCTGCTTTCCACTTTGCTTGATTCACACCCCAATTCATTACTTCTTGGAGAAACTGTTTTGTTCTTCGTTTTGGGATTTTGGGTTCCTGCGTAAACTTAGCAGGTTTAATTTCTATCAAGTAACGTTGATCATTGACTTTAATATAGAAGTCGACGAAGTATCTATGGACTCTTCCATCAACAGGAGATCTATATGGTATTGCAAGTTCTTCTGAACCCCACTCCGAAACATTATCATTCGCATCACACCATTTCATAAACTTTAGTTCGTAACTAGAACGGAAGATGATGTTGCTCGGATCCCCGATATACTTATTGGGTTTCTGTATATTATATCTGCCTTTGAGTGAATCTTTTGAATAAACCATATAAATATAAGAAAATACCAATCTAAGGGATATTTATTCGTGTCGCAAATCAAATTTACGCCAAAAGATGATGCGAGAGAAGCGCACATTCAAAAATATGGAATCGATAGTGGCAGTGCGCTTCGGTATCCACTTGATGTAGAAACGCAATCCCCGCATTATGTTGTCTTTTATCCATTGGTAAGAGAAGGTTCTCGTCTTGGTGAATCGTTCAAGAACAATGGTGGACAGGTCTTTGATAAAAGTCAGCAAAATACACAACAACCAAAAAATGC